GGGTGGCATTAAGTGCCACATTCTCTACAAAGCCGTCAAAGATTCCACCAAGCAAGTTGCTAGGCAGATTGTTTATAAGTACAGGCTGACCAAAAAAGACCCCGATAAGGCTGTCAAGCATTGCACTTGGCATGTCTGGATTATCTAGACGAAAGCGAATAGCACCTAATGATGCTCTAGGTGTAGCACGGAGTTTAAGCTCTCTAGAGGCGATGTCGGTGATGTCTGCAAGGTTTTTAATGTTAGAGTCCACAGAGCGCTCAAAGAGCCCGTAAGAGGCTATAGAGTCCGTGTCAGAGGTGCTGTAGGTTGAGGCGTATCCTGTGGCGTATTTGTAGATAAGGCTGTTACGGATACGAGCAACCTGAGTTGTTGAAGTGATAGAGGTTGGTGTTGCATACGCCCCATCAAGGTTAGTAAAGCCGTTAGCTGCAAGGTAGTTAGATCTGTGGTCTGCATCGTCATAGGAAACATCTCCATCCTTTTCCTCATAAATCTGACCTAATGCGCTATTAGCAATCTGATCTGCAAGGGTCTGAGACTTGGCTGTTGCACTAGCTGCAAGGGCAATCATTGTGTAGAAGCCTGTGTCGATAGTGCCGATAGATGACTCAGCTTCTGCCCATGTGACTGTGGCTGGGTATGTATCCCATGTAACTGTAGGTGTAACTTCTGCCCATGTAAGGTTTAGTGCTGCACCTAAAATGTCTGCAATCTGCTCGCCGTCTAATTCTTCTATGAGAGCTGTGTTATAGACAGCCTTAGTCAATTTAGCCAATGAGCCAATGCCTAAGATCTTGCCTGTAGTGATGTAGCCTGTTTCTTCTGGGCTACGCACCCCGACATTAAAGTCTGATACTTCTCCACCGAACACAGTCACATAAGTGCCAGTTGAGTTCTTAAGCTCTAAAGTAATTGGCTCTGTAACATTGATGGTAAAAGGCGAATTGTCTGTGTTAATAATCTCTACTTGGCAGTAACCTGCTGTAGGTTGCCGATCAATGTCTAAGCGACCAGATGCGAACGACACAGAGGTGACAGTCGTATAGACATCATCACCTACTGTAACTCGCCACTCTGGAAGCCATGTCATATTGCTATTAGCGTTCCTCTGTCTCGCGCCTCACGAAGTACATTGTCAATAGCCTCTGCGATCGCATTAGGGTCACCGACACCTGTGTTAATAGTAATGTTGTATGCGTTAGCGGCTTGAGCTGCATAGCGTGACCCGCTTACTGCGCCAGATACACCTGCTCCACCTGCTAAACCTTGCAGTAGAGATGAGCGAGCGATTGCTTCTAAGTCTATTGTTGAAGCCATAGAAGATGGTGCTGCTGCTGCGTTTTCCATGTCTAGAAGATCTGCAAAAGCATTAGCGCGAGCTGCTGCTGCATCTGCGTATTCTAAGATTGCCTCGATTGAGCCGCCTGTTGTGGAGATGGGTGCTATGTAATCTCCTGCTGGAATGCCAGAGCCTAGAGATGCACTTGTCGGGACTTTAGACTTAGAAAGTAAATCAATTTGAGCCAATAAGCGCAAGGCTTCTTCAAGGTTGCTAATGTTTATAAGGTCTTTAGGCTTTAGACTGTCAAGAATAGATTTAATGTCTTGAAGTTTTATATTTTGCATACCCAACGCACCAAGGACTTTAAGGTCTGCATTAAGTTTAGCCGTGGCAGCAATAATGGCTGCTTCATCCTTTGAGGCAATAGCATCCTCTAGGGCAAGGATTGAACGCTTAACATTTAGGCGAGCAGTATCGTTAGCAATCTGTAACATCTGTGCTGAGGATGTTGCCTTGCCTAATTGCTCAGCTTGATTAGTCAGAGCTGCTGCAATCTGGATCTTGTCCATGTCAAAGATTTCTTCACCCTTGCTAAGAGCAAGGTTAGCCTTGTCAATGGCTTGCTGTAGTCGTTTAGCCTTTAATTGTGCGGCAGTTTCTTTTGTAAGAATCTTGGCTTGAGCAGTAGTTTTCTTAGTAACTGTGAACTGATTTTGTAAAGACTTTAGGTGCGCATTATCGGAAGCCTTCTGGATTGGTGCTTGCTTTCCAGCCTCACGCAATACTGTCAGATAAGTACCAAGAATAGGAATCATGCCAACATTGATGCTGCCAATGATAGGCAGATCCTTTAACTTTCCGGCTAATACTCCTATACCACGGATGACATCTGCAATATAAAGAGCAGTCTTTTCCATGTTTGTTGCTAGATTCGCAACACTTGTATCTTCACCAAGTTTAGTAAGCGCATCGATTAAACCAGTACCAATGATCTCGCTTGCATTAGCAGAAGCAACGCTGAGCTTATCGATTGAACCTTGAAAGGTATTAGCAGCAGCAGTGGCAGATCCTGCGAATGTGCTTTGTAATTGGTTTGTGATTTCCTCAAAGGACTTTGCCTTTAAGTCTGCCTTCGAGATACCTACACCTAATCGAGAAAGAGCTGCATTGTTTCCTAAATATGCACGACTCAATGCTGCTGTAACGCTAGAAAGATCACGACCAGTTGATGCCGAAATATCTAATGAAAGATTAAGAAGTCTTTGAGATTCTGCTGTGTCGCCAGTGGCTACAGCCAGAGTCTGATAAGCAGGACGAAGCAAGTCATCGACAATGCCGAACTCTGTTTGTAGTCGCTGGATGTATTCTTCTGATGCAGCAGCATCTCGACCAAGCCCAACATTCTTAAGAGCTAGGGATAATTGCTTCTGTGCCTTTTCATCTGCTGCTGCTGCTCTAACCGCAGCCTTGCCATAAGCAAGAACCTGTGTAGTACCAAAAGCAAGACCAAAAGCACCTGCTAATTGCTTAACATTCTTAGTGAGTTTGTTTGTTGCGCTATCGGCTTGCTTGAAGGCTTTATTGCCTGTGAACTCCGCAGCAATGTCGATCATTACATTAGCCATGGTTAGCCTCTCGCTCTTGCATTGAGTTTGTTGGCTGCGCCTTGAATAGCCTTAAGGACTGCTTCTCTAGCCTTGCCGTTGTTTTCTTCATAAGCGCGAAACAAAGCGCGACCTTCCATCTTCTGATCGCCCTTCATCTGTGAGTTGTACTTGCCTTGCTGATTCTGTACAAATCTGCTTTGTGGAGTCTTGCGACCCATAGTCTCGTAGATTGCTCCAGCAGCACTCTTATTGAATACGCGAGCAAGAGACCTAAAACCTCTGCGGTTAGGCTTTGATGGCGTTGTCTTATAGCCAATGCCGCCTTTAACGATGCGAGCGTTGTAACTAGGGAAGCGAGACTGTGAACCTTCACGGGTTAGCCATCCGCTAAGGACTTGCCCATCATCGGGCAGATATCCTTTAGCAGCTCTCGTAATTGGTTTAAGGGCTGCTGCAACCTCTTTAGGTAAAGCCTTAGCAAGGTCAGGGCTAAACTGGCGTAGCGATTTTCTAAGAGCGACCGCGCCCTTTACGCTTGCTGGCATCGCTCACCTCTTTCGCTTCATCTTTAAGCCCTTGCACTAATGCATCGAGCATGGTCTTATCTAGATCTAATAACTGCTGTGGCGCGATTCCCAATCTAATGCTTAGCCTAGCGATTAGATAGGTGAACGGAAAATCGCGCTTTAAGCTAAAGGGTCTGAATCAAGCACCTCGACACTTTTTAGTGTCTCAATGAAATCCATACCGAAAGGCTTAACAGTTTCACCTGACCTGCGTGTTACTTCCCATGCTAACCAATAGACCATGCTCTGCATCTCGTCATCGCGAAAAGCCTTATGGAACCCTTTTTTATGGTGGGTTTCGAAGGAATATTCCACGGCAGGCGTGATTTCTCCTTCTAGCACACTTCCATCATTACGAACGATCTTTAGTTTTGCCATGAGTTTGCCCCTTTATAGTTTGTTTAGAATGTGCCTGATGTGGCTACTGCAACTGTTGAGTTAGCAGTAAATGTGATTGACTGTGTACCAATATCGCCAACAGCACCATTGATGTCTGTTGTGTTATTGACTAGCAATGAAACTGTGTACAAAGGATTAGTCGCTGAGACTATTGTTCCCTTTGTCTGTAGGAATACTGCTGTGACAGTTGTTCCCCATGCAGCTTGTAGTGTTGCCAATACATTTGTCGCTGCTGTGTCATTTAGGAAGTCGATAGTTACAGTTGAAGATTCCAAGCCCTTTACAAACTTGTGCGAATTATCTCCCATAGCCGTGACTTCTAGCTCGTCGAATACGCGGTTGATTGTTACTGCTGTGACATGGTCTGAAAGATCGACTGAGTTAATCTTCACACCTACATTGTTATTTAGAAATACAGCCATGAGATTATTCCTCGTCCTTCTTAGTAGTTACTGGCTTTGGTGCTGTTGGTGCTACCTGCCCGATTTTGATCAGGAAGGCTTCGTTTTCTTTTTCCCACTCGGACATTTTAGCTCCAGCTCGTTAGGATTGATACGGACATCTCGCAGCTGAGAAGGTCTCCCGAAGCAGCGTTGAGAATATTTGGTGCGCTGATTGCGCTTACATTATAGACCAGAGATGATGCTGCGAGCTTAGCGAACACGCCACAGACAGTATCTTCAATGCCGTTTAGGTTTCCTTCATTGTCAAATAAAGGCACAGTCATAATAATCTTAAAATTAGCCATTGGGCTGATAGTGATGTGCTGGTTATTGCTAGGTGTCAGATAAGGATCGTCTGGAGACACGATGACAGAGTTAGCAAGAACTGTGGCAGGTGGAAAAGCAAAGACTTGATATTTAGTGTTATCTACTAGCGCGGTGGCTAAAGTAGTGCGGAGTGTAGTTATCGCTACTGGCGGCATTAGCCCACCATTGAACGCGGATCAAGTGCGTGAGCGATCAATCCTCGCACCTTAGCGAGAAGCTGTGCGCTCATTCGGTAAGGGCTTGGCTGGAAATCTACAGCGTTACTGCCTGAAAGGGTGGCTGTACGCGCTTGCCAGATTTCAACAGATATCATAAGAGATGCTTGCTGGACTGCTGTGTCTGTTGTCCAGTCTGTGTAATTTGTTGCTGTGACTTTACCAAAAGGGGCAATAGGATGCACTGGCTTAATGGCAGCGTGATTTGTAGCCATTGTTATTGAGTAAGGTGTAACTGCTGTGATAACTTTTGATCCGTTAAAGGAAGAGCCACATCCAGTTATTGTAACTGTCTGCCCAACATAATAAGTGTCTATAAGTTCTTGATCAAAGTAAAGCGTTCCCTCACCTACGATGCTGGAATGTGACACGGCATAATTACTGTTAGTCCATAACATAGGAAGTAGGACTGCATCTGCGGCATCACAAACTTCCTGCAAAACGGCATCTGTGTACAGGGTGCCGACTCCAAGTGTGGAGCGTAATTCACTTACTGTCGTGAGAGCCATCTTGTTTCCTTTCTAAAGACTCTGGGGAGTAGAGGGCTACT